ACCAGAGGTCGTAAATTTAATAGAATAGAATTGCAACGCGAATTAATGCGTATAAGAAAAGAATACATGAGAAAGCCGCTTACCGCAGAAGGCACTTTGGAACGGGCGAATCGTCCAACATTTTCATTTGGTAGACTTCGCCGAAGAATTTTAGAGGGTGAGTCTAAACAACCAGATCAGGTGTCTGCCGTGGAAAGTTCCTCCCCCACGGCAACGCCGGGAGTCGCTCCAGTATCGCTGCCAGATGCGGCTCCCGTGCAAACATCACAAGCCCCCAGCGCAGGAGCCACGATTCAAGATCCACGAACCAGGGATTTATTTGAAAGATTACGAGGTTAGTTATGAACAAAGATAAGCTACGCGAAGAAATCGCTGAAGATGAGGGGTGCAAATACGAGATCTATTTGGATCATCTCGGTCTTCCTACTTGTGGAATTGGTCACTTAATAACTGAAGCTGACGAAGAGCATGGTAAGCCTGTCGGCACAGTTGTCGAACAGGATCGTGTGCAAAACCTTTTTGCGTTAGACATGGCAGTGACGATTGACGAATGCAAAGTATTGTATCCAGACTTTGATGATCTGCCAGAAGAGGTGCAACATATATTGTGTAACCTCATGTTCAATATGGGACGCCCTCGGCTGTCCAAATTTGTCGGCCTAAAAGCTGGTGTAGATGCTCGTGATTGGAACAAGGCAGCGGATGAGATGGTAGATTCCAGATGGTATACTCAGGTGCCTAATCGTGCTAGAAGGTTAGTAGATAGAATGAGGGCGTTAGCGGAGGATTAAACCATGCCACTGCAAAAAATATCGTTAAAGCCCGGTATAAACCGTGAAGGAACTCGTTATTCTACTGAGGGCGGGTATTATGACGGGGATAAAATAAGGTTTAGACAAGGTTTACCAGAAAAAATAGGCGGTTGGTTGCGTATATCTGCATCTACTTTTGAAGGCGTAGCTAGATCATTGCACAACTGGGTAACTCTAGGTCAACAGAATCTTATAGGTGTAGGCACACATCTTAAGTTTTACGTAGAAAATGTAGGTAATTACAACGATATAACACCTCTACGCAGCACTGTGACTCTTTCAAACCCTTTTACCACAACTGCAGGTTCTGCTGTAGTTACTGTGACTGATGTAAACGGAGGGTATATAAACGGCGATTATGTCACCTTTAGTAACGCATCAACTGTGGGTGGTTTAGATTTAAACGGAGAGTTTAATGTTAGCCTTACAGCTGTTTCTGCTGCAGGCACATATACCATAACGGCTGACTCTGCAGCATCTTCAAGTGCCACTGGGGGAGGTTCTTCAGTATCCGCAGCTTATCAAATAAATGTAGGTAATGCTTTTGCCACTCCAATCACAGGTTGGGGTGCTGGAACTTGGGGTGAAGGTTCTTGGGGTTTTGGTGTATCATCCACATCAGCAATTCGTTTTTGGTCGCAATCAAACTTTGGTGAAGATCTGATATTGGGACACAGAGGCGGTCAATTATTTTATTGGGATGCTACAAATGGCGTGGAGACTCGCGCAGTGTTACTATCTAGCCGTGCCGGTGCATCTGGCGTTCCTACAGTGCAAAATTTAATATTAGTGTCTGACATAAGCAGGTTTGTGTTTTGTTTTGGCACTAATGAACTAGGTGGCAGTACGTTAGATCCAACGTTGCTTAGATGGTCTGATCAAGAAAACGCAGAAAATTGGACTCCATCCGCTACTAATCAGGCTGGTAGTTTGCGTTTATCAAGAGGCACAGAAATAGTGGCTGCGGCTCAAGCACGGCAAGAAATTTTAGTGTTCACTGATTCTTCTCTATATTCGTTACAGTATGTGGGCGCACCTGCAGTATGGACAGCCAATATTGTTGGAGAAAACATATCTATTTCATCTCAAAACGCTGTAGGTTATGCAAATGGCGTGGCTTATTGGATGGGTAAAGATAAATTTTACAAGTACGATGGCCGCACTTCACCTCTAAAATGCGATGTTCGTAAATATGTTTTTAATGATTTTAATACAGAACAATACTCACAAGTGTTCTCAGGCACCAACGAATCGTTTCATGAAATTTGGTGGTTTTACTGTTCAGCAAATGCAACGGATATAGATAGGTATGTAATATACAATTACTTAGAGAGTATATGGTATTACGGAACTTTAGCCAGAACTGCTTGGCTTGATTCTGGGTTACGTGATAACCCGTTAGCAGCAACTTATGATAATAATTTGGTGGACCACGAGAGTGGTATTGACGACAATCAAGGGTCAAGCGCCGCTGCGATCACTGCTTACGTAGAATCATCTGAATTTGACCTTGATGACGGTCACAAATTCATGCACGTGAATAGAATCATACCTGACGTAAGTTTTGATGGTTCCACTGCAACCAGTCCAGTTGTCACCATGACACTGAAACCACTACGTAACTCAGGTTCTGGCATACATTCAACTCCTTCTTTAGGTGGAGTAAACAACGCTACTGTTACTCGCACTGCTTCATCTCCCGTGGAAGTGTTTACAGATCAAATAAATGTAAGGGTAAGAGGTAGGCAGTTGTCTATGAGAATAGAGTCTTCTGCAGAGGGCGTTACTTGGCAGTTGGGCGCACCAAGAATAGATATGCGTCCTGATGGGAGAAGATAATGCCAACTCGCAGTATAAATAGCACTAGGTATGATATACCATTTCGCGCTCCAGCGTTGCCATACGCACCTGCAGAGTATGACCAACAACAATTTGAACAGTTTAACAACGTCCTTAGATTGTATTTTAGTCAACTGGATACTGCCTTAAGAAATGCAAATTCATCAGATCAACCCGAAGCGGCAGCGTGGTTTTTAGGATAATGGCTAACGTATATACAAATGCAAAAAAAGATTTAACAACCACCAACGTCACCACGTTGTATACTGCTCCTGAGTTAACTACGGGTATAGTAAAATCTATTCTTGTATCAGAAGACTCAGGCAATGCAGATACTATAACGTTAACAATAACTGATGCAGAATCATCTCCTGCCACATTTAGCCTTTTTAAAACTAAAGCTGTTAGTGCAAACAATACAGTAGAACTATTGACAGCTCCTCTTGTGGTACAAACTGGTGAAATATTAAAAGTTACTGCAGCTACAGCAAATAGACTACATGTTGTTGCAAGCATATTAGAGATAAGCTAATGCAGACAGTAGATAGCAATAAACAACAGTTAGAAACGCATCAAGTCATAGCAATGGCTATAGTTGAACAACGAGGCGAAGAAAACTTACAAACAGATTTACTTAATTTTACCAGTGAAGCATCTAGGCCCTCTGCAGACGTGACTCAAATAGGTAACACTGTGTTTGTTGGGCATGTAGGAAAAGGTAAAAACAAGACTAAAATGGTGGGACGTCCTTTGAACGTTGATACTGCCAGAAATTATGCAAATAACATGATTAAATATTACGCTTATCTACAAGACAAAGGCATAACTCATTGGAACGCTACATTTACTGGCGACACGTTAGTGCCACTGGCTCGCATAGTGCAGAAAAAATTAATAAACACGGATACTAAATTATATGTAGGAAAGTATAAAGGCACCGACAAATACGGAGTATTCACTAAAATAGGTGAAGAGCCGTTAGAGGAGGTGGCTTAACATGAGTGCAGTAGTTGAAATTTTTGATGATGTTAAAGACACAGTTACCGATGTTGTTGATGATGTATTAGATATCGTAGAAGAACCCATTGAATGGATAGGTGACACTATCGAAGACGTGGGTGAGTGGGCTGTTGAAGAAATATTTGATCCCGTTATCGAGTCAGTAGAAAACAGCATAAAGCAAATAGGAGATGACCCTGTAAAATTTGCAGCTCAAGTTGCAGCCGTAGCCACAGGACAATATTGGGCTTTGCCTCTTATTGAAGGTGCAGACGTAGCAGCCGAGGGCGGTAGTATTGAAGACGTGCTTTTGGCAACTGGTGAAGCCTACATTATGCAGCAAATAGGAGTCCCCGGTGCAGAAGCTGGCACTGGTGAAGTAGTAGGAGATGTATTAACTAAACTCGTTGTAGATCAGGCTTTTGACAATATTAAAAAAGAAAATTTTGATGACGATCCACCACCTGAAGTTATGGGTACGGAGGAAGACGTTCAATTTTATGAAGAAGATCTACCAGAAGACCTTAAAGAGTCTCTAGAAGATGTTAATCAGACTTACCAAGACCTGCAAGAAAAGGCTGGAGAGTTGGATGAGCTGTTTGATAGAGAAGAATATGCAGAAAAAACAGGTAAATACAACGAAATAGTCGGAGAGCTGCAAAACAAGATAAATACACAGGACAATTTAAAGTCTGAAGTAGACGGTTTACAAGCAGCAATAGAAGCAACTGATCTATCTGACAAAGCTGCATACACGGATGCAGTTAATAACTACAACGAAAAAGTTAAAGAATACAATTCTGCAGTCGAGGATGCAGGAAATTACTACAATGAGTATTTTGCAGATGAGTCCTCTGAAGGTAGTCAACTTCAAGAGTACATAAGTCAAACAAACGAAACGATAGCTTCTGTCAACGAAGAATATCAAACGTTGAAAGAAGAATTTACATCTAAAGGTGACGCGTTAGGGGTCGATGTAGATAAAATATATGCAGACATAGAAAATCAATTCGTAGAAAATTTAACAGGTGGTCAGTTCAACGCAGAACAATACAAAACTTTAAACGATCTTGGAGATATAACTGATCAAGACGCTAAGAAACATTTCTTAAAAACAGGTAGATTGGATGATTTACCTGTAAATCAAACACAGTACGATCAACAATACACTGAAGCCTCTGATAAAGCTTACAAAAAAATTATTGAAGACGCGGGTCTAGATATTGAAAACATAACGCAAGAACAAAAAGACTTTTTGCTAGAAGAAATTGTAAGTTATGAAGGTGGTAAATTAAAAAACGTAAAAGATATTACAGGAGGCTCTGAGTCCTTAAGTTCTTTAATTAAAGATAAGATATCTGAAGATATATTCTTCATATCTGACGTGCAGGACAAAGTTAGTAATGTTCTATCTGAATCAGGTGTGACTCCTAACGAGAGTGGAGTTATTAATTACGGTGATTTATCACAAACAGACAAAGACAAAATATTTGATATTGCTAAAGATTATTACAGTCCACCAGAGCCTGTAGTAGACCCAGAAATAGATACTGGAGGTAAAGTAGACCCTGACGACTTACCAGATAGACCGGATATTACAGATTTAACGCAAGATGATTTAGATTTCTTTGAAGAGATAGGTCAAGATCCAGAAGATTTTATAGAAGAGCAACAGTTAGGATACGACACAGACACTGACATAATTAGTGAAGAACCGGTAGCAGAAGATCCCATTACAGATTTAATTAGTGGAGAACCAGTAGCAGAAGATCCTATTACAGATTTAATAACAGATCTTATCACAATAACAGAGCTTACAAACGAAGATCAAGATCTACCAATTATTGACACAACAGACCCAACGGTGCAAGATGAGACGCCTGTTGACGTGTTTGATTATATTCCGGTAGACGATCAAGTTGTATCTGACATTGACCCTATAACTGGAGATCCAATAATTACTGATGGCACTGGAGATATTGGTGATATTATTGGTGTTGGAGGCACATCAGGTGAGGGTGAAGGTGAAGGTGAAGGCGAGGGTGAAGGCGAGGGTGAAGGTGAACAACAGCAAGTGCAACAACTGTTACAAGCAGCTTTTACTCCTGTTACAGTCAGAGTGCCAGATGATGCCGCTAAGATTGGACCTGCGTATGATTTTAAGAGCATTTTTAGAGATCCGGCTCAAACAGCTTTTTATCAGAGTCCATACTCGCAGAAGAGTGCAAATGAAGAGCTTTTACGGCTCATTACTGGAGGTAGGTAATGGTTGATATTTTAGATTACTTAGGTTTTGGTAGTGGCAATGGCACACAAAAACAGTCTAGCAGTAATGGTGGCGGTTCAAGCATTTTTGACATGTTTACAAGCCCTTTTGAAGATGATAATTTTTCAAAAATTATAGGTTCTGTTACTGCTGGCGCAGGTAGTATACAACAAATAGGTGAATTATTCGGATACGATCCTTTTGGGCTTGCACGGCAACAACCATTGACGGGTTATCAAGGTGGGATACCGGACTACACTGCCACACGTCTACAAGTGCCTAATACTTATGATCCAGAACGCCGTCCGGGCAGTGGTGGGCAAAGGTATTTTACTGATGTCAGCTTTTCAGGTGCCGATTTACAGTCAGAAGCAGACAGATTAGAAGCGCTAAATAAAGCAAATATAGCATCTAGAACCAGAGCT